GCCCAAGGTCGCCCCGCCCCCGCCAAACGTCGCAGGAGCGTCATAGACAGGCGCGAGCGCATTGGCGCCCTGCCGCACGCCGCCAGGGCGATAGGCGCCCGAGCGCATCGCCGGGTCATAGCGAAAGCCGGTCTGATAACGCGACGCGGAATAGCTCATGTCAAAGCTCCCACCCATAAAGGCGGCGGCGCCGCTGGATGCCGGGATCAACAGACAACAGGCGAGTGCGGCGATAAGCGTTCTGCAAGTTGCGATAACCACGGCTTGCCATCTCCACGGTCAGAGGCGACGGCTGTCTCCCGAAAACCGGCGCCAGCCTCGCGGCAAGGTTAGCGCGTAGGGCCTCCAAGTGTGAATCCGGAACCGCAAGGACTGTGTTCAAGGTCACAGTCCCGAGACCCATGGGAACCGCGTCCAACTCCATTCCCGCAAGCATCTGGTTCAAGATCGCCAGCGCCGCGCCCGCGTCTTCGGCAGAGGCTTCCTCAACGGGGTCGAGAACGCCAAGGTCGCGCAAGGACGCCGTAACCAGATCGCGCGCGGTCGCCATGGGTTAGCCTTTCTTCGGACGACCGGGGCCGCGTTTGGCGGGGGCCTGGTCCTCGGTCGCGGGTTCCGGCGCCGCGGCAGCAAAGGAAACGACCGCGCTCCACCCATCGGGCACGTCTTCCGGTCGCTCGAAAATCGCCGCCTCGCCGTTCGGGCCGTAGCGCCACGAAGGCCAGAATTTCGGGTCAAGCATCAGGTTTCTTCCCAAACAAGGCGCGCATGCATTCTCGATGAATGCGACGATGCAGCCTGGCCAAGTCGTCCAGTTCGGAAACCGTCTTCGCGCTCTTTATCGCGTCCAGAATGAACTCCTTATAATCGTTACAATCCATCCTTCACCGCCACCGCATCTAGCGTGTAATTCGACGCGCGCACGGTTACGGTCGGAAATCCCGCCGCGATAAGCAGATCATACAGCGTATCCGCCGTGAACCCGCACCGATGCGCCATCCAATGGTTGTCGGACGCCAGGCGGCCGTGCCCGAAGATCATATCAAACGCCGCCACCGGCCCGCACGGCGCATCGTAGATCGGCACATGCCCCTTGCCGTCCGCAACATCCCGCGCCGCCGCCTGCAAGTCGGGCACCTGGATGAGCGCAAAGCCGCCGGGCGAAAGCACCCGGCGAAACTCGGCCAGCGCCACCGGCACATCGTGCGGCGCCAGGTGCTCAAGGTTGTGCGCGGAAAAAATCGCCTGCATCGCGGCGTCGGCAACCGGCATTTTCGTAAGGCTCGCGACGATGTCGGGGTTCACATCCGGGTCAATATCCAGCCGGATTTCCGACCAATCGGCCAGCGGGAACATGATTTCCGGGACGGTCGCGTAACCGCACCCCACATGCAGAACCTTCATGCCGCAATCCCAAGCCGCTCGGCTTCATCTTTCTGCGTCAACCACTGTTCGTGGATGTTGCCGCGCCAGCCGTGCAGGCCCCAATGCCAAAGCGTGATGTTCGGATCTACCCACATCTGCCCGCCGAGGCGCTTCCACCGCAGCGAGAAGGCGTAATCCTCGCCGTAGTGATTGCTGCCCTCGCGCAGCCGCGTGAACCAGTCGTGGCACTTCAAGCGGTCCTCGCCGTGGCCCTGCCAATACCAATCAGCGGGCGCCGCGTCGCGCATCGCCTCGAAAACTTCGCGGCGAATGCAGGTAAAGCCCATGGCGATCTGCTCGGCCTCGACCAGAAACCCGTCGCCGTCCTTGCGGGCGATGCCGCACGGCTGCCCGTCTTCGGATTTCAGCACCGCCGTCCACCGCCCCCAGGCGTTCTTGACGCGGTAGGTGCCCGCGACAATCGGCTGATCTGCCGTCAGCAGCCGCAGAAACCCCTCCGGCTTCCATTCCATGTCGTAATCGAGAAAGACAAGATGCGTCGCGTCTGTCGCCAGGAACTTCGCGACAAACCCGTTGCGCATGTCGTCCACATAGGCCGCATTCTGCACAGACCAGAATTCGGCCTGGATACCTGCGCGATCAAGCACGCGCAGGGTATCCGTCAGGCTTACGAGGAAGGGCGCGAAGCCGCGCCCTTCCGTAAAGCCGCTGGCGAGAACCAGCTTCACCCGGCAAGGCCGAGGTTGCGCAGCGCCGCCGTGATGGCAACGACCTGCGTGTTGACCGCGTCCGCCTGGGTCGAAGTCGTGTAGCCCCAATTGGTGGACGTGGAGACGGCGGCAGTCGTGGTCGTGTAAGCCGATACCGACTGCCGCGCGACCGGAGAAGCGCCGTAGAAGGCGATCTTCTCGGAAGACGTCTGCCCGATGACAGCGCCATCGGGTTCGTTCTGGGTAATGACCTGCGTCATGGTTCTGTGCCCCTTCTATCAGGTGCCGGAAAGGCGCGTGGCGAGGCGCGGGTCAATCGCCTTGACCCCGTAAAGGATGTCGAGACGAATGCGCTCCTCGTAGTTGATGAAGTCGAAGTCCTTGACGATGGTGACAGACATGCCGCTGGACGGGTCGGACGCCTGCGCCTTGAAGGACGCGCCATCGGGCAGATACAGCGGCGCCGTCACAAGAGCGAAAGCGTTCTTGTGATAGACCATGTTCTGCCGATACCCGACCGAAGCGGTGCCCACGTAGGTAATGGCCGCGCTGTCCACCGGGGCAGCGTTGACCGTCTTGTAGGGGCCGCTGGTAATGATCGCCGGGTAGATGGTCACGGACGCCAGGCCGCCGCCGTCCGCCGCGCCGGCCGTGGCGGTAACGGTGAACATCTTGTCGTGCGGGAGCGTTTCGCCCGTCACCGGGTTAACGTCCTTGACGTTGGCAATCGTGAACACGTCGCCAACGGCGATGGTGTGGCCGGCGGTCATGTTCTTGATGAGCAGCGTCTGCGTCATATTGGTCTTGACGGCAGCATAGGTCGAAATCTGACCGTTGCCGTTGACCTGAGACGCGGAAGACGCAGCGCGCGTGCCGCCGGTATGCGTGCGGACATTCTGCGCCATCAGCACCTCAACGCCGCCGATGCGCCCCAACCGCGACCGCTCATAAGCGGACTCAACAAGGCGATCAGAAGACGAAAGGCTCGTCTGAGACCCGACCATCGCCCAGTAATCAGCGGGCGACAGGACCGCAAAGCGGCTGTCGGACGGCACGGCCAGCGTATCAAGCCGCTCCGGCCCCTTCGCGAAGTCGGCAAAGGAGTTGATGTCCTGGCCGGCGGTGCCGACCCAGTTGTTGACCTGCGAGTAGAGGCCGAGCAGGTCCATATCCACCTTGTTCGCAAGCTGGATCATGGCGGGCTTGATATACCGCTCGGAATACTCATCAATGGTCAGCGTCAGATCCTTGGAAGAAAACTTCCAAGCGACGTGCTTCTGCGAGTTCATCTGAAGCGCGAAGTTCGCTTCCTCGACGTCCTGCACAGACGCAACGGCGCCATCGGTCACGGTGAAGTTGACCGGGCGCCGCACGTTGACGGTGTCACCGTTCTTGCGATATTCGCGGTCGTAGTCGCGGTAAACGGTCTTTGCCACCACCAGGTTATTGTCGAGCTGCGCGAGCGCCTCTCGGGCAATGATGGTCGGCGTAATCAGGGCGTTAGCCATGATGGCCTATCCTTCTAGGGATGCGGCGTCTCTCGACGCTGCGTTTCGGGATTACCGGCCCTTGGCCGCCTCTCGCATCTGCGCGCGGCGCATTGCGAGATATTCGGCGTCAGAGCCGGCGCTGTAGAGATCACGAACAGGGCCGCCGCCTCCCGGCACAGTCCGGGGCGGCGCGGGCGCGTTCGTCTGGCGCCGCTGCGCGGTTGCAAGCCGCGATTCCAGCCGCGCAATTTCCATCACCTGTCCAAGCGGCGGGAGAGCAGCGATGCGCGCCGCCTCCTGCTTGTTCTTCCCGAGGAAATAGGCCACGTCATGCCCCGCAGAACTCGCCACGATGGCGTCTGCCATCACAGGCGAAATCGGCGTTGCCGGATCGGAAACCACGTCATCGAAGTCCTCGTAACGAGCGCGCACCTCATCGGCGCGCGCCTGAAACTCGGCAACCGCCGCAGACTGCGCCCGCGTCTCGGCCATGCGCCGCGCTTCTTCCGCGCGTGCGGCAAGCTCCGATTGAAGCCGCGCAGTCGCCTTGGTCTCTGCCTTGGCGACGAGATAATCCTCGTAGGTGGGGAAGTCCTCGGGTTTGAGTTCGGCCTTGGGCGCCTCGGCAGGCTTCGCGGCAGGCTGCGCGATGTGCGCCTGCTGCCGCCAATATTCTGCCTCGCGCCGTGCGGCCTCGCGCTCACGGACAAGTTCGCTGATGCGTTTCTGGATCGGCTTGGGCTTGGGCGCTTCCGCCTGCTCCTGCTGATCCGCGCCGGCTTCAGCCTCGGCGGAAGGATTGGAACCGGCATCCTGTTCCGGTGCGGTCGGCGGGGCCGCATCATTCGCCGCAGGCGCCGCGTCCTGTTCGGACGCAACGGGGGTTTCCGTATTCACGGTTTAAGAGGTCCATCTAAGGGACGCGCCGCTTCACAGCGGTGCTGGTGCGCGGAACCGCCGCGCGCGGATGCGGGCCTAAGCCCTCATGTCGTCATCCGATCTGGCGCAGCGCAATGCGCCCGACGCGCGCGGTCGCCGTGATGCCGCCCGCCATGTCGCCCTGACCACCGAGCGAAAACCGAATGATTATGCTGTCTGCGCCGTTGTCTGCACGCATGGTAAACGGCGGCGCAAGAAGCGTGAGCGTCGTTGTCCCCGAATAGGGGACAATGGAATTGTCGGCCGCGCCTGTGAAATACGCGATATTATGCTGCGTAGACGTAGCGCCGTCATTGTAGATGATTTGGATTCCGGGGCCGTGCGCGTTGGTCGTGCTCCCGTCAACTTCCCACTCGCTCACTAGTTCGTAAACTTGCCCCTCGGTCATGCCGACCGCACTGGGCGTGATGGTTTGCACAAAACCGCCGCCCCAGGCGCCCGCAAAAGTCGTGCCCGCAAGCGCGAACTGCTGCCACTCGCCAACGGCGTCTGCGCGCGCCACCTTGGAGGCCGTGCGCGTGCCGCCCGTAGGGCTGCCGAGCGAATAATTGGAAAATCCGGGCGTTGCTATGGATCCGGTCCATGCACCGCCGGGGGCCGTAGAACCAGCGAGAAGGCCATTCGTCATTTTGTTGCCGGGGTCCGTCCCCTGCGCCAATCTCGCGCGCGTGTTTACCACCGGGTCGAGCGCGTCAACAAAAGCGTCGGACATAATCCATGCGCCCCGGTTTCCGGGGTGGATGCCATCAAACAGGACATTCGGCAGCGTGTAGCCTGTGCCCCCGTCGATGATGTCGCCCCTATAATCCGGAAAGATCATGCGGCCTGGCGCCGCCATTGCGGCGATGCTGGCGTTAAGCGTCGCCATATCCGCCAGTTGGCCCGCGCTCCATGAATCGCGCGGAAAAACGGGGCCGATGACGGCGACAATTCCGGCGGCGTTAAGCGCGTTAACGATGGATTCGATATCCGCCGCCGCCGTCGCCGGGGCAACCGCGCTGTTGATGTCGTTATTGCCCGCGCTCACGAAACAAAAGCGTGGCCTTGGCACAAGGCTTGTAATGTTCCCGATCCGCGAAAGAATCTGAGAAGCTGTCTCGCCCGAAACGCCTTGCTGGGTGCCGAGCCGAAAGCGCAGCGGGGCGCCCATCCGGAAATTT